TGGGAAGACTTCGCGCATACGAGAGTTAATTCTCTCGTAGTAGTCGTCGCTACGGGGATCAATCCCCTGTTTGACCAGCTTCTGATGCAACCCCAATGCGAAGCTCGTCATTTCATCGTCTGAACCAAACCACGTATTAGCTTGTTGCCATTCGTGGGCCTTCGGGTCAGCCGGTACTGGGGCGTTAGGTTGTATTTGTACAGGAGTTTCGGACTCTTGTAAAGGGGGTATTCTAAAGTTACTAACACGCTCGGTTTTAGACTTGGCCGTAACCAATTCCTCCTGAGCCTCAACCATTGCATCAGAATCACCCGACTCATACGCTTGCTTATACTTGCGCTTGGCCTCGTCAAGCTCCTGTGCGGCGGCTCGTTTAGCCTGTTCAAGCAGGATTTCTTGATTTTGGTTAACCGTACCTTTTAGCGAGTTGTTTTCTTCAACTAGCTTACGGGCAAGGCGTTCAAGCTCTTCCTTCTCACGTAAAGCGGACTCTTTAGCGCGTCTTTCGTCGTGATAGCCTTTATTAAAGTGCTGAATACGCTTGCGAACTTTTTCGGAATAGTCCTGCAATTCGTCATCAGTTACTTCTTCAGGTGGGTCCGACGCCTTCCGATTGCGGTCTTTCTCGGGAGTATCGTCAACAACTTCAATCTCCACATCAATATCATCAGATGCGGTGACTGTTACTCCTTCCGATTCGACCTCATCGGGAAACTTAAATTCGTTCTTTTCCATCGTTTAAGCCCTTGTAATGCCTTGTGGATCAGCAACAACCGCCTCAATCGAGTCGTCGTTCATTAGGCGATATTCCACGCCATTGAAGCGGAACCGAGTACCGGTATTAGTGCGGAACAACACGTAGTCTCCGACTTCACACCAAGGACCATCTGGGTACCGATCAGGGTCAGTATAGGCTTGCGATCCCATGTCCAACACGAGTCCAATCATCGACAAGACTTGCTCGGCGTGTTTCGTATTCTCGGCTTTAACTAAACCCGATTCATACGTGTCTTCGACAGTAGGCAATGCAATTAACAGCTTGTAACCAACGGGTACAGGAAGTTGTGCTTCCATTTCGGCATCAGTCACAGTTTGGGCTTCAGTCATCTTTATCATCCATTAAAGTACGCGAAAGGTCTTGGATTTCCATACGTGCAAGGGACAGACCCCGAATAATCCCGCACGCAGCTTTATATTCGGCAAAGTCTTTAACTCCACCGGATATAAGAGACTCGATGATCGCGTTTTTATGCGCGTCCAATTTTTCATTCAGCACGTCAAAGACGGTTTTAGCCATGATTTATCACCCCCGTGATGGGCCTCCGGGTCGCGAAGGCCGCTGTGTTACGTGTTTCATAACATCCACTCGCATCTTCTGTTGGGCTTGTTTGTCCTGAGAAGACGTTTGGTTAGCGTTACGCTGGGCCTCGACTTGCAGTCGTTCCCGATCAAGCACAAGTTTTTGCTCATCAAGCTGAATATCAGCCTGATCCTTGGCTTGTTTTCTCGCCACTTCAGCTTGCTTGACCTTGAGTTCGCCTTGCTGGAGCTGGAACATCGGGTCTTGTGCTTGCTGTTGTGCTTGCTGCTGCGCTGCTTGCTGCTGGTGTTCTTGAGCAAGCTGTTTACCGGCCTCGGCCACAAGCCGAGCCAACTGAATCTCGATCTCTTCGGGTAGTTCTTCTCCCGGCACAGGCAACGGAGCACCGAGGCGTTCCTCGATCTGCTTGCGGTAGGAAAAGCCCAAATGTTCTGCGATATGTGCTTGCAACGCAGCCATAAGCTGCTGTGCTTGCGGGTTCTGCCCCATCGTCTGGGCAATCATCGGATCTTGCATAAAGCTAGTATGTGCAGCGATATGCGCGTCGTGATCCTGATAAATAAACGCTTTGACCGGCTTGCCAATCAGCACGTTCATGTTCTCGGACACGGGATCTGTGGGCTTCTGGTCATCCTCAATAGGGACCAGCTTGTCAGCGTTCTTAACCCCCAGCACCTCGATCATCTGACGGTGTAGTTGTGGCAGGTTGTAAATCTGCGGGGCTTGCTGCGCCATCTGGAGCACTGCCTGATACTGCACAACCCGCTGCGCCATCGTAGACGAGTTGGGGTCTGACACCGGTATTACTTCTACCATGTCATAGTCAGACTGCTTGATCTTGCGATCAGTCGTGTCCTGCGGGTCATAGCTATACGTCTCGGACGTATAGTCGCGGATGAGTTCTTTCAGGAGCTTAAACTCCTGCTTCATGGCGTAATGCACCCGCGCTTGGACAGCCGCCATCGGCTTGAGCGTACGTTCTAGCAGGGCTAGCGTAGTGCCCACGGGAGCTTGGGCAGACATGTCCGAGATGTTCATGTCGCTAATTGCACCCAACCGGCGACCGTCCTCGTTGATCTGCGTCATCAACGCGAGCAACACTTGGCTTGGCTCCTTGTAAGGCAACATCATGATGTTGTCCTTAATTGCCCCGCTCGGGATATCGACATCGCGAAACTCGCCCGGGCCAATCGGAGTGTCGTCGCCCTTAACCCGCATGCCACGGGCCTTCAGGCCCCCCGGCAGGTTAGATAGTGTGCCCGCATCCACAAGCTGACGAAGTAGCGACGTTCCCGCTCGGGAATATCCACCGATAATGTGGATCAGGCCAAGTCCATAAAATCCAAACCCGGGAACATAGACATAATGGACAAAGTGCTGACGCTTCTGATGTAAGGGGTCGTCTGGCTCCCAGTTGCGCCTAATAGATAGCACCTTCTCGGTAGCACGCTCTATTGTTACTACGTACGGCTTGGCGAGCCGCTCCGACTGCTTGGCATCCTCGCTCTTGTCCTCCCCGTCTTCCTCGTCATCCTCAATGTCGTCCTCAACGTCGTCCTCATCCACACCCTCGATCACCAAGTCAGCGTGGACCTCGTAGATTGTGTAGCGGTCGTCATCGGTTAGAGAATACCCACCTTCCTCGGCTTTCTTCTTCTCGATGTCAGTCGGGAATGACTGTGGCTCGCCCAAGTCCACCTCGCGGTAGAACCCGCTAGCTTGCAGACGCTTGATCTCGTTCTCGGTCTTACGCATCACGTGCGTGATCCGCTCCGCTGACTCAAGATTAGACGCGCCATATGGCACTAACATATCTTCTGCTGGGATGAAGATAGCCACCTGCCGACCCAACGCGGGATCAACGTAAATTTTCTTAAATGCCGAACCGGCTAGGCCCAAGGCATACAGCATCCGCTCATGCTCCGGGCGGTACTCGACCATGCGCTCGGTTAACTGATAGTTCATGTCTTCTTTTACACGCTCGGATGCTTCTTCCTTTTCACGTGTAATCTGACCTATGACCTTAGTTTTAACCGGTCCATTTGACGGGAAAGTCTCCGACATAGCTTCGGCTTGGAACCTGATCGCAGCTTCTGCAAGCACGGAAGAGAACGCGCCACACGCATCCTCCCAAGGCTCGGTACGCTCTTCGTACCTAAATCCAAGAACATCAAGCCCTTTTACGAACGTATCTGCCCAGTCTTTGCGGTTGTTAATATCCGCGTCAATTAGCTCGATAAGTTCGCTTGCTAGGGTTTGCTGCACCCCTTCTTCTAGGGTTTCTGCCAGATTCTCGTCAAACCCGCCTTCCTCAGTATCATCTCCGGGCGTTAAAATAATTTCAACGCTACCGTCATCAAGAGTAACCATGTCAGGATTGACAATCTCAATCTCCAGCATGCGGTCCAAATCCTCATCGGAAATCCCCCCCATATCCTCTAAACCCACCTCAATACCTTGCGGTGCTGCATACAGACCCTTATCAATTGAATCTACTGGCATAGCCTACCTTTAATAATAGCCGCCACGGCGGGACTTAAAGTAACGAACTTCTTCTTGCTCATCGGATGGCAGACGTATAAACCCGCCCTGCCTAAATCGCATCAATGCCATTACGGTGGAGTCAACCAAATCGTCATTACTGACGAACGGAAAACCTGCGACTTCTTCGACTAATTCCTCTGCCCAACGAGTTTGAGGAACCCACACTAAACCTGACCGTATGATATCAGCTACAGAGTTTAGACGCGCCATCTTGTCGCCAGTCCCACGGTGTGGAGTGAACTCCTGTATGGGTAAACCCGTACGTCTTATCTCTTGGTACAACTGTGTACCACTGGATTTTTTCTCCACGATGAACGCATCCGGCTCCCATTCTTTCCACTCCCGGTAGCACAACTCTTTTAACTCGGGGAACTCGACGCGCTTCTTGATTGAGTTAAGCAGGATGATGTTGTGGGCATCCGTCTCCTTGTTAACAAACACACCCCAAGTTGTTAGCGCCGTAAAGTCAGCACGATTATTGGTTTCCGCCGCGCTATCTAGCGACATAATTAGGTAAGAACAGCTTGGCGGGTCTTCTTTCTCCCACGTATTCCACCATTCCCGCTTAACAAGAGCGGCTTCTTCGGCTGTTGGATTCTGCTGAAACTGCGCGTTCCACTGGAAAACAGGCATAGAAGCCTTCGTCCGCAGCAACGCTGGCATGTCAAAAAACTCAGGCCAGAGGGCTTTTTCAGCAATTTCCCCCGTTTTTTTGTTCTTAATTTCCAGAATTGCCGGGAATTCGACCACTTCGTACTGGTCAGCCCCGCTGTTTTGCGTCATATCCCGTACGACACGGCCCGTTAAATCGTCTAAATGCCATCTAGTTTGTATAATAGCTACACGGCCCCCCGGCATCAGACGGGTTCTAGCACCAAAAGTGAACCACTCGTACGCCCTGTCGAAGATATCGAGGTTGCCGTTGATGATGTCCTGCTCGTTATGTGGATCGTCTACTAATAGTAAGTCCGCTCCACGACCTGCAAGGGCCGAACCTACACCGCAAGCAAAGTACTCACCCCCGACGTTAGTATTCCATCTTCCCGCTGACTTGCTATCCGCAGCGAGGTTAACTGTAGGAAAAATTTGCCGGTAGGCGTCCGTATCAATGATGTTTCGCACCTTTCGACCGAAGTCCACGGCAAGATCCGTGGTGTGGGACACCATCAGCACCTTCTTATTAGGCTGTCTGCCGATGAACCAAGCCGGGAAGTAGATGGAAACTAGCTGACTTTTGCCGTGACGAGGCGGAATATTGACGCAAACACGATCTTTTGACCCGTCTGCTAGCTGCATCAGCAGATTGGCAAGGATTCTGTGGTGTTTCCCAACCTTATAGTCGGGTTGCATGTGCTTACAGAACTCAATCAGGTCGTCATAGCACGACTGCACGTGCTTGCGGGTGCTCAGAGTGTCTGCAATTTGCAGGATTTCGGCCTGTTCTTCCTCGGAAAACTCGTCCAAACGCGCTAAAAGCTCGTCAACTTCCTCGTCCGAGAAGCCTAAATCAACCATTTAGACCCAATTCCTCGTCAAGTTCTAGCTCCAAGGGCGAAACAACCTTGGCATCCTCGACTTCTTTCAACCTATTAAACTTCTCTCGCAGCTTGTTGCGTAGGTCGTCCGTAGATTGGTGGGTTACGGTTATTTCAGTACGGTCAGTGAACAGACCCACGTCAGAAATCTTGCCAAGTAGCTCCAAAGCGCGGATACGCACCTTCGGATCGGGGTTTTCCGACTCGATAATGAGCTTGTTGGTAACAAGATGACGGATTTCAACCGCCTGCTTGACAACTGCACGCCCAAAAATATCAAGAATGTCCCGAGTCTGTATTAAAACAGCAGGGGGCAGGGTCGCTGCACGCACGGGGGTTATCTGTTTAGCAGTACCTATGGGATCTGCTGCGTAAGCAGTAGCTAGTTGAGCAGCTACTTCCTCGTTTTCGCGGCTTTTATCTAGCTCCAACCCATTCTTATGCAACAACTCAGCCGTATTCGCGCCGAATTCTGCAAGGTCATGCAGGTTAGAGAAGTTAATTTCAGGCGTAATTTCTACGCCGATATCAGGAGTAATAAGCATAAGTCGCAAGCTATAGCAGCCGGTATCGCAGGTATAACATAATAAAAAATTTTTTGCAAGGGGTATATTTTTGGTAGGGGGGTAGTTTCAAAAAGTAGGTCATCGTTTGTCTGAAATAGTACGTCTGCGCGGGGGGTGGACCCTATGCTGTGAAGGGGGTGATACCCCTCTGGTGGGTCTGCCATCCTACCCATTCGGCTCGACCAGCCCCCCTCGACCCGCCAGCCAGCCCGACCAGCCGAGCGCCGAGGTCGGATCGTACCGTGAAGTAGAACGAAAATATATCGGTCGAATGTGGCGCCATTGTGGGCGGTCTTCCGTATAACTAATTACATGCAAGGCGATCCACGCCTCGCTATGTTAGGGACTCCCTAACATCAACTGCCAAACTGGAGAATCCATCATGGCATCATTCGTTCCCGCTCCCGTTCTCTCCGACGCTTCCCTTTCTGGTATCAAAGGGTACGTTGCGAAGTCTCTCGAAACTGACCGCGCCAAAAAGAAAGTGATCGATTCGTTGATTTCTGATGGCGTGACACCCGACCACTTGGTCGCGCCAAAAAAGGGTCAGGACCGCCAATTCTTCGATGGGGTTCTCAAACCCGCAGTCGTGATGGGGTTTAGCACCACGGTTCAAACTCTGCTAGCGACTGACACTAGCAAATTGAATGACCCGCAGAAAACCGAGAAACGCTACTGGATCCAGCAAATCAGTAGCAAGATCAAGGATATCCGTCGGGCCATGCTCAAGCGTCAAGAAAAGGGCGCAAACGAGCGTAAGACGTTCGCCGAGCGGGTTGAAGCCCAGATCCAGAAACTGATCGAAGACATCCAGTCGAAGGAAGAATCGGGAATCTCTGATCCAGTCGGAGTGATCGCGGCACTAAACGAAGCAATTTACGCAATCTAGCCTGTTAGGGGATTCCCTAACATTCTTGAACCCCGGACCGCACGGTCTGGGGTTTTTTTACCTTCTGGAGCTACCATGAAAACGCTTCACGCTTTTGGTGCATACGGCCACAAACCCAACCTTACTGACTTTTGGAATGGTAAGGATTTTCAGATCGTCAACGGTCCCTATTTTTCCCGACGTGACTTGGACCGTTTGAAGAAGAATGGATACACTGAAATAAACTTCTACAAGACCCCGATGGATTATGCATGGGGTCAAGTGGATTGTCACGTTACCCTAGACTAACCCCAACCCGCTTCGGCGGGTTTTTTTTCGCCCGCGTTTTCGCCCCCGGACCCTACGGTCTGGGGTTTTTTTTCGTCTGCACTTTTGTGCATGCCCTGTTAGGGAATCCCTAACAAGGCCGATCCTACTACTAACTATGTTAGGTAACTCCCTAACAGATATGAAGCCAGTTATTTCAGCAGCGTGCCGCCCATGTGTGGTTTCGTATCAGCTATGTGGTGTGGGTGTTTAGTTTCTGACACTGGAGGTGGTGTTGGAATGCTGTTTTGTTTTTTGTTAGGGAATACCCTAACTCAAACGAAGCCAGTTACAAGAGCAGCGTGCCGCCCATGCAGGGTGTTAGGGACTCCCTAACAGGCAAATGTTCGTTTTTGGGGGTAAAACCGAACACATCAGGAACAATATGTTTCGTGACATTTCGTGACCCCAGGGGGGTATAAACGTGTGGTTTTATGCACGTATAAATACATAAGAAACTAAACTAAACTATATTGTTCTAAAGTTCGGTTTTTCGTAGTGGTACTTGTGCTTGCCGGGACCCCTTGCCCCCCCGCGCCCCGCGAGTGTTCGTTTTCCACCCGCTTCCATTTTTTCCCAAGATCCCGCCCCTATAAAACGAACTTTAATGCTTTTGGAACAATACCTATAATCAAGGACTTGCCGGACCCCCCTGACGAACAATGCGGAACAGTACACTTCTACACCACCCCAAAGCGCCGAACTACACTTCTCTTCCTACGTCATCGTCCAATGTCACATCCACACCACCCCTGATAACAGAACCACACCATCAATCGGGAAACATTGACTTTCGTACCATAGTATGGTATAATATAAGTTCAGTGGGAATTCGCTCACTGAGACAACGACCGAAACCAAGTTAGGGAATCCCTAACAAACCTTGGAGTAGCTATGAAAAACGCAGTAAAAAACAACGAGTTCAAAATCCGTCCCGTCTGCCATGTGTGCAACAAGAACTTTTCGCCCAAGCGCAAGGCAATCGGATACAGCACCTGCCTACCATGCGGCGAGGAGTTGGCGAACGCCGTGAATTTCACGATTGTGCCGCTCAACAAGGGGCACTACTTCCCATGCTTCAACCGCGAGACGTTGAAGCAACTCAACCCCAAGTTCATCCCCAACCTGTAACCCCACCACCTAACAACCAACCAACTAGGAGTAACGCAATGAACACGTGGAAGGAATTCGCAAAGATGGTGGTGCTGGTCACCATCGCTTATGCGCTAGTCACCCTGTTGGGCATCCTGTTCCTTGAAGGATTGCTCGGTGGGTGCGATGTGGGTAGGTGTGTCTTTTTACCTATTCGTTAGGAAACATTGACTTTCACGACAGACTGTGGTATAATATATGTTCAGTGGGAATTCGCCCACTGAACAGACCGACGAAACGAAATCAAGTTAGGGAAACCCTAACAAACCTTGGAGCTTAATATGAACTGTTTGAATATGACCCTCGCCGCACCCGCACCTGTTCGGGATATCTCAATCGCTACCAGCGCAATGATGGTGATCTTCAAAGCATCGTACTGGCAAGGTACGGTCAAGGACCGGCAAGCAACGCAAGACGTAACGTCCAGAAACAATGCCGAAACCGGTGCGGCAGTGGTGAATAAGAAACTATTGCCCAACTGCAACGAGTTGGACGCAATCAAAAAGCACGTCGCCAAGGCGCGACTCAAGCACTACCAACTCACGTTCGATTGGATGGGCGAATTGCGTTGCTTGCCCATGTCCCGCCTGACTAACTACATGGACGAGATGGATGCCGAGATCAAGGAGCACGAGCGTCTGTGCGAGGCGTTCTATGACGTGTATACGTGGGAACTCAGCCAAGCACCCGTCCGGTTGGGTGATCTGTACAACGCGAGCGACTACTTCACCTTGGACGAGATGAAGCGCAAGTTCGGCATCGAAATCACTACATCCAACATCGCAGAGGCAGGTGACTGGCGGGTTGACATCACCAACCAAGCGTTGGTCGAACAGAAGGAACGCTACGCTAAACACTATCAGACGCTAGTCGGGAACATGGTGTCCGACTACAAAGAGCGGTTGATCGCTGCCCTGTCCAATATCAGCAGCAAGCTCGTCGCTGCACCCGAGGGCGAGAAAAGCAATGGCAAGCGCATGCATGCCAACATCCTGTCCAATGTCTTGGACATCCTGCCTATGGCAGATGCGTTCGGGCTAGGCGAGGACTCGCAGATTGCATCGATGCGTCGCAAGATCGAGGACATGCTCGATGGTGTTTCGGTCGATGCGTTGAAGCACGACCCGCTCATCCGTGACGACGTGAAGCGTGGTGTCGATCAGATCATCCGTGATCTGCCATCGATTGACTTCAATTGATTGTTTTGTTTTGGGTTAGGGAGTCCCTAACAAACTCCCTGTTTGTTCTTTGTTCGCTTACTTATATTTATTTTTACCTTGGAGTTTCACATGAACGCTTTCGCTAACAAACTGTCCCTGCACCAAGCCACCAACTTCATCGCCGTAATGGGCAAGAAGCGCACCGTGTTGTTGCGTGGTCCGATGGGTTCGGGCAAGTCGTCAACCCTGAAAACGCTTGGCAAGCGTTATCCAAACCACCTGATGGTGTACTTCGATTGCACCACCAAGATGCCCGGGGACTTGTCTATGCCTAGGATGGCAACCATTGACTCACAGGGGTACGTCACGTTCGTGCCGCACGAGGAGCTTGGTCTGCATCTCAAGAAGCCACTGATTCTCATGATCGATGAGGTCGGCAAGGCCGACCCGGGTGTACTCAAGGCGATGCTTCGCCTGATGTTGGAGCGGGTCGGTCCCGGTGGTATTGCCCTTCATGTTGACTCGCTGATCTTCGCTACCACTAACAAGGCAAGCGAGGGGTTGGGCGATCTCATTCCTGCCCATGCTAGGAATCGCATCATAATCATTGAAACCCGCACCTCAACGGCAGAGGAGTGGATCGAGCACTTCGCAATCAATGCGGGTATTCACCCCGCTGTTATCAAGTGGGTGGGTGAGACACCCCAAGTGTTCGCCGACTTCGATGAGGTCAAGGACCCCAAGGACAACCCGTACATCTTCCACCCAAAACAGCAACGCGAGTCGTTCTGCACGGGTCGCTCTATCCATGCTGCATCTGACATCCTCATTGAAGCAGAGGAAAACCCCGATCTGATTGATCAGCAGACCCTTGTTGCTGCGTTGACAGGCACTTTCGGACCCGACGCTGCTGCTGGCCTACTGATTTGGTACAAGACAAGTCAGCAGATGCCAACCATTGCCTCTATCAAGGCAGACCCAATGAGTGCGAAGGTTCCTACATCTCAGGCAGTACGGTGCATGATCATCACCAAGGTGCTTGGCATGGTGGACCGTGAGTTCATTGATCCTTGGATGACATACCTTGGACGCCTACCCGACGAGGAGCAGGCGATGTTCAGCAAGGGTGCGACTGCCAAGTCGTATGACGAGAAGCGGCAGCAGATCGTGGTCACAAGCCCCGGGTATACGGCATGGGCGTTGAAGAACGCTTACATGCTCCGTAAGGATCAGTAAGCAAACCCGACTAAACTAAACAACACGAAGGAATACCCAGTTAGGGAATCCCTAACAACCAAGGAGTAATGACATGAGTATCTTCGCTAAACTAACTGAGGAGCAGCGCGTCAAGAAGGCGTGCGGTGACATCCTTGAGAAAGCACCCGAGTTTCGTGGTGTCTTGCAGATCGGAACCAAGGAGGTAGTCGAGGACTGTCCGACTGCCCGGACCAATGGCCGGGACGAGTGGTATGGGCGGGCGTTCGTCAAGTCCCTGTCCGACCCCGAGTTGCGGTTTCTCATCATGCACGAGGTGGGT